AGATAACTGAGTAGTAGTAGCAGTGATTTCTTCTAAGAGTTGTTTGAAACCCTCGTTCTTAAAAAGACCAAGGAAGTTATCGTAATAAGTTTCAAGCTCTGGTGTCATAATAAGTCTTTGGTTAAACTATAGTATTAGTATATCATACTTTTAAACAAATGTCAAGCATTTCTTGTAGACTTTCTACGTTTACCTGAAGCTGTGACTGCGTGTTTAATTTTAGCTGGTCCTGTCTTACGACGTGCAGAAGAAGCCTTCTCAGCCTTTGTCATCTTAGCAGCAACTGCTTTAGGTCTACAGGAGGGATAGGGACGCTTAGACTCACCCTTCTTTGCAGACTTGCGTCCACAAGGTTTACCTGTCTTAACGTCTACCCACTCCTCCTTAAACCACTTCTTAAGGGCAGCACCCTTTTTACTTTTTCTTACGGCCACTTTTGTTACCCCAGTTCTTAGCGCCGACTTTGCGGCATTTAGCTACAGCACCAGAGGCGTATGCAGAAGGCCAGACTTTGTATCTGGACTTGACCTTCTTTGCACAAGCGTCGTTAGCTTTCTTAGTACTACTTTTTCTTTTTGCTGCCACAACTACCTCGTTTCTTTGCTTTCTTAGGTGGTCGTCCTACTTTGCTTCCGTATGTACCTTTTCCGTATGGCATAGTTATCTCCTTACCATTTCTTACACGACCAGTATCGTGCCGTTAGTTTACTAGGTGGATTAGTGTCACACTTGTGACGTGCTCTGAACGACTTACGTCGCGCTGGCTGGTCTTTCTTAATAGTCATCTTGGCGTCACCAAAGCGTATAGTCTTAGTCTTATCGCCTTCCTTGGCTACTACTACAAACTTCTTCGTTGGGTGACTAGGCGTTCGCTTTGGCTTGTTGTACCCGCTTACGCCCGCTCGTGCTAGCTTTGGGTCTTTCGACTTTGGCATTACTGAGTTCCTCCACCTTGCGTTCCAATTCCTCCAAGCGGTCCCATTGGTCTTGAAACTGCTGGCTGATTTTGTGCGTTAGGAGTTGAAACTCTTTGGTTGTCATTAACATTAGTTTTACCTTCTATAGCTTTTTCTTTAAGGAGAGTATCAGCGATTTTCATACGACGCTCAAACTCTTTATCTTCGGCGTCACCTTCACGAAGGTTTCGGGTGACAGCATTAATACGATCAATCTCAAGCTCCTGAGGCACTGCCTGAGCCTCTGCAGCCAGCTTAGTAGCCCTAGCACTAGACTCTTGAGCCTGAGCTGCCAGAGCCGCTGTCTGGGACTGTTGGAACTGTAGTTGTGCTTGTTGTGCTGCTTGTTGCATCTGTTGTGCTTGAGGATTAGGCTGCATAGCTTGAGCCATAGCTGCCAATAGGTCTTCACGGTTAGACAAATTCATGTTGTCAATAACAGACTGAATCAGTGTATTGTACAACGGTGAGTCCTTGCCCATAGTCTGTAGCAACTGTACAAGCTGAGTTACTTCGTACTCTCGTGCAATAATGCCTAGAGTAGAACTAGCGTTAAACTTGTAGTCAGCTACAGGGTACGACTCAGGGTCAAACTGCATGTACCGATAGGCTGCTTTCTTGACAAACGGAATTAGGAAAGACTGTTGGAAGTTAATCAGGGTCCGCTTGTGACGTTTAATAATAGCGCCAAGAGACATACTGATACCAGCGGCAGTACTCTCGCCATTAACCTGACCTGCGATTCCTGCTGAGTCAACGGCTCCTGTTGCTTGCTGTACCATCTGCTGCAGGGCTCCGGCCTGAGCAAAAGTAATTTGATTGACTTGACCAAAGTTGAAAGGCTGAAGTACTTCACGAGGATCTCCGCTTGTTAAAATTATTTTACCGGGGCGTACCTCTGGTTTAGCGCCTCTTGGTAGACGTGTAGCATCCATAGCCATCATTGGGTGAATAGTAAGGCTTAGTGCGTCGATTCTAGCACGTAACTCTGTGTCCAGTGCTTTCTGGCTGTTGTAACCTTTTTCACAGACACCACGGCCCCAGAAACGTCCGGGTACTACGTCCCAAGGAAAAGCCACTACAGGACGATCAGACATCATGTAAGGGTTAGCTTCAGCCTTAAGCAGTATACCGCCGTTAGCGATCACTACAACGGCTTCTACGTACTTAGAGTCAGACTCTTGGTCAGGTACTAACTCTTCGGTATCGTCCTCTGTAGAGCCTTCTAGAAGCTCTCGTGGCACTAGACCGTAGTACTTCGTAAGACGTACCTTGTCGTCGTTGTAAATCGTAATGTCTTGGTCAGGCTCTAGGTCTGTATCAGGAGCAGCAGATCCCACGTACACGTCATTGTACACTCCTTGTTCCTGTAACATTTCTACTTGGTGTTTGCTTACAAACTCATCAATAGCCACACCCAAAGCGTCATCAACAGAGGTTGCTACAGGATCAATTAGGAAGTTCTGAGGTAGTACAGGCTTAAGTTTTACCTTAACTCGTTCAGTAATGTTTACTCCTACTGCTTGTAACTCACCTCCCATAATAGGCTGAGTAGCAGGAGCCATTTCTTTCATTTCTTCAATAATGATTTCACCAACGCCTGTGCCAAAGACAGCAGCATTAATAAGACATTCAGCAACAGCTTTACGTACCATACAGTCTTCAAAGTCTTCCGTAAGCTTGTTACGTAAAAACTGTACGTCCTGCTTGTCAGTGTCACCCATGTTGTCACTAACGTCAAACCATTTGCCACGACCAAAGGTGGCTTCTTCTAGTTCCGCTACATTAGACTCAACTGCCTGTTGAAGTGCAGGAGAAATAATGCGGGAACGCTCAGACCTACGCTCAGAATCAGCAGGGTCCCACTGACCACGCCAGAGTATTCTTCAAATTTTCCTTCATAATTGCTTTCGTAGTAGTCCCTCCAATTTTCACATTTAGACATAACCCATTCTTCAATAGACTCGTCAATCATCAATGGGTCTGTTTCGTATAGTTCTTCCATATTAATATCCCGCTACCACGTCTAAGATTTCGTGGTCCTCAATTTCGTAGTCGTAGTCGTACGCTACATTTGCCAGTTGGTCGATGTACGCCAAAGCGTCAATCAAGTCGTCGTGCGTCAAAGGGTCAGGGAACTGAAAGAGTTGGTCTAGAAATCTACTGTTCCATTCTCCTTTGCTTAATGTAATGTAGCCGTTTTCGAAACGACCTTGTAATGCCCACATTATTCTGTCGGTCTTCTTTTTGTTACCGTGGGTAAGCTCTTCTACTCTAAAGAACATACCGTAACGCTTTTGCATGTCCATCAAAGGAGACATTACAGCTTGTTTAGCAATACCTCTTTCGATTCCAACTGATACGGGACGGTAATCTCTAACGGCCTGAAATATCTTAGCTGCTGTTTCGTCAAGTGACCATCTACCGTATATGATATTGTCAACATACCAACCATGCTCATTGACCTTAACCACGGCGATGGCTGTGTCGTCAAGCTTGGAGTTCTTAGTCTTCTTCTTGTTGACTTCTTCAAAGCCCGCCAAGTCAACGGCAATGTAGTAATCTCCTACTTCCGGCTCATCTTCGCCAAACTTAACCCAATCTTCCTTAAACATCTCTGACCCACGGGCTTCAAACGACGCCATAAATTCTTGACGAAACGCATAAGACGACATAGACCTTTTAGCAATGTCAATTTCACTAGGGTCCAGTAGTGGGTTATCATAAGAAGTAAAGTGCCAAGCTTTGTACGTAGGGTCATCATCCAGTTCCGCATATTTGTACAGTTCATAAAAATGGTTACGTCCCATAGGTGTGCCTATGAACATTGCACATCCTTTTTGGTCAGCCAAGGCAGGTCTCAAGATCTGCTCGAATACCTCTGGCTTCATGTCAGCGTACTCGTCCATCACTAGGAACTTAAGGCTGACACCTCGCATTGTCTCTGGTCTGTCTGCACCTTTGAGGCTAATGGTAGCACCGTTGACAAGCTTAATTTGCAGATTATTAATATGGCTACCAGCGATAACAGGGTGCCCCAGTTCCAGCAAGGTTTGCCACATGATGTCTCTGGCTTGTCCCTGAGTAGGTGCAACGTAAAATACATGGCCTCTGTCTGCCTGTAGTGCGTTAACGATTAACATCCATGCTGCTAACCTAGACTTACCTGTACGTCGCCCAGCAGCTACTATTTTAAATCTTGTGTCGTCTGCCCAGACATCTTGCTGCCAAGGCAGTAGTTCTATATTAAGATCCATTGAAGTCATTGAACACCGCTGGTGCTTTTAACAGATCAAATGTAACCACTACTTCGATGTTACCCGCACTACCTGCTGATGCTCTGATAATGTCTCCCGGTTGCAACACAAACACCGCATTACCGTCAAGCAGTAAGTTTTCTTTAGAAGATACGTTGGTGCCATTATAAATGAACACGTCTGGAGCAGGGTCGGGTTTTTTTATAAACAACCTAATGTCATTAGTAGAATTATGTAGGTTAGATACAAACGCCATGTTCCAGTGTGCAACGTAACCAGCAGGAATTTCTACAATTGTCTGCGTAGAGGTGTTTGTCAGATTCTTGCTTTTTGTATATAACATTAGGAGTACGTCCACATAACAGGAGTTGTGCCACGGGTGTCAACGTGGATAAAGTCAGAAGCAACACCAATACCTGTAAATCCTAGCTTAAGAGCAGAGTT